ATACCGCACCAAAGAAAATGATGTGGAAACTGCCAGCTAACAGGAGTTGATTATGGCAACATTCAAAGGAAACGATGGAGTCGTTAAGATCGGCTCTGATGCAATGGCTGAAGTTATTAGCTTCACCGTTGACCAAACTGCTGAAGTGATCGAGGACACGAGTATGGGTCAGGCCTCGAAATCCTACAAAGCGTCTTTCACCGATGCGACTGCAACGATTGAAACCTATTTCGATGATACCGATACCGCGCAACAAGGTTGCACCGCTGGTTCTTCTGTAACGGTTAATCTTCAGATGGAAGGTGATACCACCGGTGACCATCGTTTGACCGGTTCAGGCATCGTTACAGGGCGTTCTATCGGCGTTTCTCACGATGGCATCGTGACTGCAACTTATAGCGTGCAGATCACTGGTGGCCTGACTGAAGACACTGTTCCAGCGTAAAGGAGATTTCTAATGTCACTGGGGAAAGAAATCTTAGATCGCGTTAACAATAGACGGCAACGGAATGTTATTGAAGTTCCTGAATGGGGTGAAGATGATGCTCCGTTGCTGGTCTATGTTTCACCGTTAACCATCGGTGATATCGATAAATTACAGCGCAAGCACAAAAACTTTTTAGTCGATATGCAAGTGTCTGGAATGGTCGATATGATTATTATGAAGGCCGAAAATAAAGATGGCGATAAGCTGTTCACTTTAGAAGATAAGATGTATCTTATGAAGATGGACTTAACAGCCATTGCTAATATTGCCGGCAAGATGATGAACAGCATTGATGGGATAGAGGAACACGAAAAAAACTAACTAGCGATCACTTACGCTTTAACGTGTTGCAGTTATGTGATCGCTTACACAAGACACAACCGGAGATCGAAGAATTAACGGTTGATGAATTAAACGAGTGGTTCGCTTACTTTAGGATAAAAGAGAATGGCAGATCAAAATCTCAAAATCAGAATCCAAGCCATCGACACCACACAACGAATATTCAAGGCGGTCGCTAGTCGCCTTAATTCACTTCGCAAGACTGTCTTTAGCTTCCGCACCGCGCTGATATCTTTAGCCGGTGCTGGTGGCTTTGGTTTTCTCATTAAATCATCGATGGACAGCATCGACAAAATTAGCAAGCTATCACGCACGCTAGGTATTAGTGTTGCTGACTTGCGAAAGCTAGAATACGCGGCTGATCTGTCTGGCCTATCTGTTGATACGGTTGCGCGTGCTGTTCGTAATTTGAACCGCGTGATGGTTGATTTCCAAGGCGGCACTGGCGATGCAAAAGACGCGTTTGACGCGCTTGGGATTACTAGTGATGATCTAAATGCGGTTATGGGCGATCAGTTTAAGGTGCTGGAACTTTTAGCGGATCGTTTTGACAATGTAGAAAACAGCGCGGTCAGATCATCCATCGCACAAGACTTGTTTGGCGGTCGCGCGTCTGAAATGCTTCTGGTGTTAGAAGAAGGCGCGGATGGAATTGCGAGAATATCTAACGAAGCGGAACGCTTTGGCTTGGTTATGTCAGCAGAAGCGGCGAAGGGTGTTGAAGACGCTAACGATAGCTTCACGCGCTTATTTGCTTTGTTCAAAGGTTTGCGCGATAGCGTTGTTTCCTTTCTTGCCCCGGCTATTAAAGCGGCTGTTGAGAAAGCGCAAGAATTTATCGAAGGATTAATGGCAAAAGAAAATGGCGTTAAGAATTTCGCAAAAGAGATTAGTTTATCAATAGTCAACGCAATCCAGACCTTTGCCGAAACTATGGCTTTTTTAATTAACATCATTCTAGGCGCGGTCAATGCCATAATCACCGCGATGAATTTTCTGACTGAAGAAATTCTTAAAACCACTATAAGCGAAGAAAAGTTTGCTCATAAAACAACTCTGGCGGCAGTAGCATCTAATAAATTGATTGATAAAATTCATAAATTAAGACCAGAAGCGCAAGATTTAGTACACGAATTTGATGAATTAGCAAGGGCTGGTTTTAACGATGCAAAGGCATTAAGAGATTTAAGTGAACGAGCAAGCGATTTAATGAAGGTTATGGATGATAGTTTATTCACCCTTAACGACTCTGAAAAAGCTATGGCTGATGTTGCTCATCATTCTAGGGAAATGGCAGATGCCCTTGATGCAACATCGGCATCAATGAAAAAACTTCCTTATTTGCCAAGGGATTTTGAGGTGCAATTTTCTTTCCTTAAACATCAGATTGAAGAAGCCGCAAAAGCCGGCGAGAACTTAGACGATGTAATGGAAACCGGAACAGACACCAGTTCTGATTTTGGCGAGGGTTTAAGGCAACTTGCTCAAGACGCACGCAACTTTAACAAGAATATGGAAGATGTTGTTATTCGTGGCATTCAATCGTTTGAAGATGCGCTTCTAAGCGCAGTTACCGGCACGATGAAGCTAAAAGATGCGTTTAAGCAAATGGCGGCATCTATCATCAGCGACATTATTCGTATGACGATACGGATGCAGATCAGCGCACCTATAGCGGAGTTTCTTGCCGGTGCAATGCCGTTTGGTTCGACTGGCGGCACAAGTAAAACTGGCAAAAAAGCTATGGGCGGCTCTGTTGCGGCTGGGCAACCTTATATGGTGGGAGAACGCGGCGCGGAACTCTTTATTCCCGGCGGTTCAGGCACGATTATTCCTAGCAATCAACTAGGTGGTGGCGGTACTGTTGTGCATCAAACAATCAATGTTTCAACCGGCGTATCGCAGACGGTTCGCGCTGAAATAATGCAGTTAATGCCGCAAATCGCTGAAGGCACAAAAGCGGCTGTACTTGACGCAAGGCGGCGTGGTGGTACATTTGCATCAGCATTTTCTTGAGGTGACAGATGACCATATCATATCCGCTAACACTCCCAACGGCATCGGGCATAGCAAGGGTTAACCTTCGCGCTGTTAACGCGGTTGCGATTACAGAAAGTCCATTCACATTTAAGCAACAGGTTGTTCAACATTCAGGACAACGCTGGGAAGCGGAAGTCACAATGCCGCCTATGCAACGTGCAGATGCTGAAGAATGGATATCGTTCTTGCTATCATTAGGTGGAGTAAAAGGCACGTTTTTGCTTGGCGATCCAAATGCGGCAACGCCACGCGGAACCGCATCAGCAACACCCGGAACGCCTTTGGTTAATGGCGGCGATCAAACCGGCGAAACGCTAACGATTGATGGATTGCCAACAAGCGAAACAGGTTATCTCAAGGCTGGCGATTATATACAGATAGGCGGCGGTTCTGCCGCAACACTGCATAAGGTTTTGGCTGATGTTAACACTAATGGTCTGGGGCAAGCTACGTTAGACATTTGGCCTTACATTAGGACTGCGCCGGCAGATGACGCAACTGTCGTGGTGTCTAATGCTAAAGGATTATTTAGATTAAGCACAAATCAAACAGATTGGTCTATCAATGAAGCCGCTTTCTATGGCGTAACATTTGCCGCGATTGAGGCGATAGTATGACCAGATCACTTTCTAATGGTATTATCAGCGCAATATCATCAGAAGCGATTAAACCTTTTTTCGCTATTGAATTGCGTTTTGATACGCAAACGCTTTATTTCTGGACTGGTTTAGGAAACATTACGGTTGGTGGGTTAACTTATGTTGGCACTGGTCAATTTCTAAAGGTTAGCGAAATATCTGAAACGGCAGAAATATCCGCTGTCGGTGCTATGATTACGCTTTCGGGGATACCATCAGAATTATTATCACTTATTTTATCTGAACCGTATCAAGGGCGTTTGGGGATTATTCGTTTTGGCCTAATGGATGCAAATCGCAGTTATCTATTAGACGAGGACGGCAATTATATTTTGCAAGAAGACAGTTCACGCATCGATGTTACGGCTGGCGATCCTAATGATCTGGTTGAGATATTCAAGGGCTATATGGATCAGATGAACATTGATGAGGGTGCGGAAACTTCGACTGTTGCGCTCTCGATGGAAAGCAAATTAATTGACTTAGAAAGACCGCGCGTTTTCCGCTATACTGACGGAAATCAAAAATCGCGCTTTCCAACAGATCGCGGTTTTGAGTTCGTTGAAGATTTACAAGATAAGCGGTTCAACTGGGGGCGTGGATAATGTATCACGATTGGGATATTAGACTGGCTGATTACGTTGAAAGCGTTCGTGAAAAGTCTTTTGAGTGGGGCAAATTTGATTGCCTCATTTTTGCTAACGGTGCGGTCAGGGCGCAAACCGGCAAAGGCTTTTGCAACGATTGGATGGGCAGTTATACTGATGCTCAATCGTGCTATAAGCACGCGCTAAGGCTGTTAAAGGCAAATAAGTGGGGTAACATAGTAGAGGCTATTGATACGCGTCTGACGCGCTTACAATCGCTTATGCCACATCGCGGTAATATTATAGGTCGTCAACAGGAACATATGTCAGTTACCGGCATTTCTCTTGGCGTTGCGGTTTCTGATCAGATTGCTTTTGTCGGACATAACGGCATCGAGTTTTCTGCGCCACAAGAGGATGATATTTTCTGGTTAATCTGATGCGCTATTTTCTTTTATTCTTTTTGATCTGTTATCCCACTGTCGCATTCGCTGATCCAGTGTCTATTGCTATTGCGGCGGCTACGGCGGCTGGATCAACGGCGGTGGCTTATGTTACAGGTACGCTTACGATTAGCGCGATGG